GAATACAGGGAGTACCACGGCAAGCCCGAGCAGATCAAGCGACGGGCACAGCGCAATGCGGCCCGCAGGAAACTAGGGCTCAAGCACGGAGATGGCAAAGAAGCCGACCACAAAGTACCACTGTCGCACGGCGGCTCCAATAGCAAGCGAAACCTCCGGGCAGTGAGCCGGAGCACCAACCGGCACAAGGGGGCAAAACGATGAAAGTCAAAGAATTGATTGCCATATTGCAGCAATACGACCCAGAGGCAAACGTCACCATTTCGGCAGAAGGTGTTGTCCGCGAGATCGATGACGTCCATGACAATGGCTGGAAGAACAACGTGACAATTGCCAACGAAGATTAAATTTCTATCACAGCCTCTTGTTATCGATTTTGTAGAACCGCATCAAGTACCCATCAAGTAGGAAGTCCCCCATGCCACAATCCCCACACCCCCCAGCAGCCCCCAGCGGTGGAGTCTATCCCAAATTCATCCAGAGCCCGAGGGCGCTCGCTGGCCAGCAGTACGGGCGCTCAGGATTGCAGTACTTCATGCCGGGGTGGATCAAACGCGACTTCCTCCCACAGCTGCAGGGTCAAGCCCTGTTCAAGACCTACACCGAGATGGGCGATAATGACGCCTACGCAGGAGCAGCCCTCAGCGCCTTCGCAGTCTTCATCCGCCGCGCCCACTGGAAGGTGGATGCGGTAGACGATGCCAACAAGGATAATGGCTCTGCGGAGTTCCTGCAGGAATGCATGGCTGACATGACCCACAGCTGGCAGACTATCATCGCCACCGCAGCCCGAGCCGTGCCACAGTACGGATTCCTCCCCCTGGAGCTCGTCTACAAGGAACGAGCCGGAGATCACGAAGATGAACGGATGTCCTCGCAGTACGATGACGGCCTCATAGGATGGTCCAACCTTGCGTACCGGGCTCCGGACAGCGTTTTTCATTGGGACTACGACCCCCAGGACGTAACCCGTCTATTGGGATTTACCCAGCTGGCAGCACCAGACTACAAAACCACATTTATCCCTATCCAGAAGATCCTCCTCCTCAGATCAGACCCTGGCAAGGACTCGCCTGAAGGCCGGTCAGTCCTGCGATCTGCCTGGCGATCTTGGAGGACTAAGAAGTATCTTGAAGATTATAGAAATATAATTATAGAAAGAGGAGGTGCGGGAATACCGTGGGCTGAGGTTCCCTCCAACATAGCTGACGCTCCTGCGATCCTCGCCACCAAACCGGATGATGAAGCTGCGCAGGAGGCATACGGATCTTACCTCAGCATCAAGGAAAGCCTTGAGGGTATATCTATGCAGGAGCAGCACTGGCTGATCACCCCCCAGGTCTGGGACCAGAACGGCAACCCCACGTTCAAGATAGGGTTCCTGCAGCCGTCCACAAATGGCGACATCGTCAACCACATTACCAGTTCTATTGAGGCCGAGGCGAAAGCCATCCTCATGAGCACGTTCACGGAGTTCCTGGCGCTCGGGATGGGAGGAACTGGCAGTCTTGCGCTCAGTCGGGATAAGACGGACAACTTCACGCTAGCAGTCGAAGCCAACTTGCAGAGCTTCCAGGAGTCGATCAACAACCAAGCAGTCAGACGGCTATTCGCCCTCAACCCACATTTCGAGTTCGAGAAGGGTACACCCATGCCCAGGATCGTCTATGATCCTATTGTCCCCATAGCCACCCAGGATGTAGTGGCTATCCTGAGTCTCTTCGAGAAAGCTGGTTGGGATCTATCACAGCAGAAGGGAATACGGGACACCATCATCGACAACCTGGGCTTGCCAAACTATGTGGAGCAGGAGACGAACGACGCTCTGCGGGAACACGGCGACAGTCCGATCGAGAGCCTACTGGATGGCCAGAGCGCAATAGACGCGATATTGGGTGGGACGCCAGCGTCAACTACCCACCAATGAATTGGCGGGCTTGCAACTGAGAAAGATGTTTCCCCGTCGCATTTGGCCGGTTGACTTTGGTCCCGTAAGACCTCACAGGACGCCTCGTCCGAGGACAGTCCTGGCGACCTACTTCGAGAAGTGCCCTCAGATACGGATTTCAAGCCAGGAATTGCTTCCACCTTGCCTCTCGAAGCATTTTGGACTCAGAACATCCGAATCTTGGAAGCCGTATTTCTCCGGTATATCGGAGTGCCTGAACCTCTTACGAGGTGTCCGGATGGAGCATAGCTCTTGAGTAAGGAGTGATTGATTTGCGAGAATATATAGGTATTGGTACAAGAAATCAACAGCGGGGCACGCTCCTCTCACGACTGAAGTCGCGAGTATCCGCTGCCCCCGCACCCCGAGGTTGTCATGAACTCCGAACTTCTCTCTCTGATCCGAGCAACCGGCTACTTGTCGGATGCTCCTCTCACAGACCAGCAACGGTTCGACCTGCTCACCCCCACATTCTGGCGCAGAGCTCGAGCATTGGGCTATGACCTGACAGACTTGCGGCGCAAGCTCTGGCGTGCTGCCGGCAGACCAGAGACCTTCCTTCTATCCCAGCTCCCTCTGTCAGAGATCGAGAAGGCGGTCCGAAGCAAGTCTAAGGAAGAGGACCCCAGGAAGAGGATCAAAGAGACCGCTGCTATCATCGCTTTGCTCTACAAGCGAGGCGAGAAGGCCATCAAGGCAGCCATCGACCAGAACCTCGATAACCCGGACAGGCTGAGGGCCCTCACAGGCCGGATCAGGCGAGAGCTGCTGGTGAATGCCGCCTCCTGGCTGGGCACATCTATACCTGGTCTTTACCTGGCGGGATCTCGGGCAGGGGCACTACAGGGGCCACATGCTAAGGCGGCTCAGGCGATGGCCACACAAGAGTTCAACCGTTTCAAAGAGACGGATGCCCAGCTGGGCAGACACATAGAAGAGGTCATAGCCGAATCGGAGAAGCGAAGAGTTCAGGCTGCGCTGGCTAACAAGAAGGCTGACTATACAGGCCTGAAAGGCAGGATCATAGGCCACAAGACGATAGACGGCAAAGAGCTGGGGATCGCAGATTACATTCAGATGGTGGCGATAACAGCTGCTAGGAACTCATTTAACGAAGGCTCCATCAACCGGGCAGTCGAGCAGCAGGAGGATTTGGTCCTGATATCCCGCGAGATCAGATCGAACACCTGCAGCGTGTGCCGCGAGTGGGCGGGGAAGATTGTGTCCATATCTGGAAGGTCGAAAGAGTACCCAGCGCTCGACACTGCATTAGAGGAGGGGCTCATGCATCCGAATTGCATTCATCACATTTTGCCAATTGATTATCCCGGATCGACTTAACATGATTTCTGAAGAAGATTATGAAGCCCACGAGGCCCACCGGGCTATGGTAGCTCGCTGTCGGGCATTGCTGGACGATTGGCAGGCCCTGCGAGAGCTTGGTTCTGAAGCCGAAAAATACTGCTGAGGCGAATATCATGATTATGCGCATACCGATCCTGAAGTCTATCCTCCGGAATCTTGATTGGTTCGAAGAGGCACAGAAGCACCACAAAGCCCCCGAAGGAACCATCTTTGTCGGCGGTATCAACCACCGTTTGAAGAAAGAGGATTGGGCTGAGCAGAAGCACCCCCGTGCAGACGATGGCAAGTTCACGTCGGGCTCAGGAGGCGGCTCCAAGAAGCCATCCAAGACGAAGAGGAAGCTGGAAAGGCGTGCGGAAGCAGCCAGCCAGGGACGAGTGTCCGGTGCTATCCAGACACTCTTGAGTGGTGGCAGCGCATTGGACAAGATCGGATGGCTGAACACGAGCAAGCCAAAAGAGCCCGAGAAGAAGCCCGACAGCAAGCTCAAGGAAGAGGCCGCACCAGCCAAAGAGCCAAGCATCCTGGACACAATGGCGCAGAGCTGGTCTCAATCCGAGGCCATGCGTGGCAAAGTACCAACATTAGAACATCCCGCTCAGAGGAGCGCACGCGAAGGCGCGCCAGAGGGGGGCCATTCTCCGAGAGTGCTCACGCAGAGGGAGCGCGATTACCGCGACAGTCAAAACCAATGGGATAACGATCGCCGAAAAATGGGCATCCCGGTTCCAGGTGATGAATTGGCCACACTGGAGATTCCGGCAAAGCCCCAGCAGCCCGA